GCATCGACGATGCGCCGGTTGTTTGATGAGTTTGCTGAGGCAAGTGCTTACGCGCTTGGCAAGTCATTGGTGGATTCAATTTACTCCAATCTGACTGACGCCAACTTCACCAACAACACGATTCAAGCGAGCGCGAGCTTCGCCCGTGCAAACGTGGTGGACATCGGCGTAGCACTCACCCTGAGAGGTGTGCCGCTGGGACTGAAAAACCGCACGATGCTGTTATGGCCAACTGCCTTTGGAAGTTTGGAGAAAGACGCCAGCATGATTCAATTCGGAACGAACGTGCCGCGCCCTGAGATTATCACTGAAGGCATCACTCCACAGAGCGCATTCTTTGTCAGCGTTGAATCGTTTGACATTTACAGTGCACCGAATATGCCATCGAACAATGCCAACTTGGTCGGCTTTGCTGGAAGCAAATCCGCACTCTGTTTGGCAACCCGAGTGCCAAATGATTACACCTCGATTCTGCCGGGTGCATCGTTTGGTAACGTGCAGATCGTGACTGATCCCGATATTTCGATGTCGGTGATGCAGGTCCAATATGTCAACCATGTGCTTGGGACTGCGACCTCACGCATCGCTCTCATGTATGGCACTGCTGCTGGTCAGACCAATGCTGGGCAACTGATCAAGGCCGCAGCTGGCACAGGTTCGGCTCGATAAACAATGGAGGAATTAATTCCAAGGACAAACACAGCAAAAACTACTTGGCCACGCGCTGAATCCCGGGCGGGCTTCATTGAACGCGACACCAAAGACACTTGGGACCAGCGCGTGTGCTAAGTGAGAACGAGTGAAAATCGACACTTTCAATGGTTGGTTCAAAGGAGTCGGCGACATTGTCTGCTTTGCTTGGTTAGGCGAAGGATTGGTTTCAACCGGACAAGACGTGGAGTTTTTTGCGACCGATTGGAGAGCGGAGATGCTGACGATGTTTCAGCTGCCCGTTACTGGCGACCGTTCGGGCGCACTGCTGACGCAGCAAGGTTATGAGACTGCGGTTAAAACCGGCTCTCCGCTCTCTTACCTTCAGTGGATGGCGCACCATTTGGGTGTGACCGTCACTCCGCGCAGACCACGGCTGGACCTGCGGCCAATGGACCGCGAAATGGGCCGGCGCGACAGCGCAGATGTGCTGATTTTTCCTAGCTCGTATTCCCCGGTCAGAACATGGCCACGTCCGTATTTCGTTGAGCTTGGGCTGCTCCTGCGCAAGGCAGGCTACACTGTCAAGGTCGTGACAGAGCAGCGGGACTATGCCTTTTTCATGCCGTTCCATTGCATTGTCGGCCAGAGTTGGAACTACGTCGCTGCAGCAATGCAAGCAGCAAAGCTGGTGATCGGCAATGACAGTGGTCCAGCCCACGTTGCAGGGACCATCGGGACACCAACCATTGCAATCCAAGGCGCAACCACTGAGCGCATTTACGCGCACATTCCAGAGGTGATCAGCTACCGCAAGAAGTCGATGCCGTGTGCTGGGTGCCACTGTTTGCAGCCTGACTTTCGCGCATCCTGCGAGGTTGGCTGTTTGGAGCTTTACCGGACATTGCCAGAAGAAGTGGCTGAATTTGTCTTTTCAGTGCTCAAAGAGCAAGAACGGACCGATGAAATTGCCTTTTCATTGGAAGGCGCAGCTGCATGAAAATGGGCTTTGGCATGGATGGCATTGAAGATCGCATCGAATTCTACGCAAAAGACATTGCCTCCAGATTCAATGAAGTCACTTACATCGAAATCGGCGTGGCTGAAGGTGCAACACTCAGTGCTGTTGCATTGACGCTGAAGAATGCTGCTCAGATGTGGCGAGCGATCGGGATTGAATTGGTCAACGGTTATTCATTCAACCGCTCAAAGACTGAAGCAGTCGCTTTCCAACGTGGGCTGCAACTCAACTTCGTGATCCCGAACTGCTCAGTGGTCCATCCACTGTGGGAAGCGGTCACAGTTTACTTCAAAGACAGCCAGAGTTTCCTCAATGAGTTGTGGCAGGACCCGATTCACCTCGCACTGATTGACGGATGCCATGGCAAGCCTTGTGTGATCCTCGATTTTTTGGCGGTGGAAGCATTTATGGCTGATGGGGGAATCGTGATGTTCCACGACTTCAGCACAGAACAGCGCGGCCACCATCAGCCTCACTGCAAAGACGGTGCAGATGTCAACGGCGCATGCTACGAACTTGGGCTACTCACTGGCAAACGACCCGGTTGGCAATTTCTGGAAATGATGAATGCAGACCGTGCCAAAGGCGGCTGGGACATGGGACTCTTCAAAAAGCAAAAGAACTAATGGGCAACTGGAACATTTTGAGTGGGCGCGACATTCGCCTCATGGATGCGGAGCGCACCATCATGGACAGCCTGACACCCATTCATTCTCTCGATGATTGTGTGCTGGCAGCATCCAACCGGGTGCGCGGCTATGTGGCAGGTGGAGCGCACACCATGGAACCGGCACCAGCAGTGCCGCCTGAGTGTGTTGATGATGTGGTCGCGCTGGCGCGTGAGAGTTATCTGTGCCAAGACCCAAGTGGCACATTGCTCACACCAGTTCGGCAAAAGCAATTTGATGATGCGATGGCGCACCTGCGTGACGTCGCCAAGCGCATCAGTGCGGTGACACAAGGCGCAGTTGCCACGCCTGACATTGCAGTCGGCAAGTGGGGAAGCGCAATGAGGATTGCAATGCGCACTGAGTTTGCTCCACCACCCACACCACCACCTTTCCCGGTGCTTGCGCCAGCTGGTGCACTGCAAATTTTGCTGATCAAGAAAGCATGAACACGCGACTTCTATTTGCCGCCTCTGCGCTTCCTCCTGTTGAAGCTAGGGCAATCCTTGGCTTGTTGTGCTCATCGCGCAGGGTGCGGCAAATAACTTCCTTTGAGCAAACACGAAATCGCTTGCAACAGAAAATGAAGGTTTCGCTGGTCAGGGTGCTGAAATTCGCCAAGCATGAAACACTGCGGAAGTTGCACCGCTACCTTTACCAATATCGACCACTGCATGCACAGGCCGAGCAACCTGACCATCCCGACAGCAACAAAATTTTGTTCGACCGTGAGCAATTGCGCCGAGACCTGATTGAAATGTTGCAGGTTCAATTGCCGAGTGTGGTTGATGAAGTCACTAGGGAAACGTTGAAAGCAGTTGGTTATCGTGATCCATGGTCCTTGCCAGCACAAGACACGCTCAACCTGATTGCGGCGCGTCAAAATCTGATCAGTGGTGTGCCAGATGAAATCTTTGCTGACATACAACGTGAAATTTCTGCTGGGCTGAATGCTGGGGAAAGCATCGACCAGCTTGCACATAGGATCACTGCAGCATTCAATGAGATTGTCGATGCTCGAGCAGAATTGATTGCACAGACTGAGACTGCAGCAGCTTATGGGTTCGCTAGCAATGCTTCAGCGCAACAGGCCGGTGTGCAATTTAAGCAATGGATTCACTCAGGGCTTCCGAAAGTTCCACGCCCTGACCATTTGGCAATTGATGGGTTGATCGTGCCAATGGATGAAGCCTACCCGGTGGGTGATCCACCATTGATGTATCCGCACGACCCTGACGGCAGTGCCGAAGATGTGATCAACTGCGGTTGTATTTCTGTCCCAGCGACGGAGGAAGATTACAGCGCGCAAGAGAGCGAGGGCGAATGAATGGGACCAAAGTTATCGTCATAATTCCATCTGAGACACAGGACAAAATTGACCGGATCAATGCGTTGTCAGATGAGATTCCGCAAGCAGTTAAGCGCGGCATGGATTTCTCGCTGGATCAGGTGCGTGGCCGAATTCAAATCCAGCGAATGAGCGGGAAAGGTCCATACCCGCCTGAGGAACATCGGCTCGGCATAGTCACTCAAAATTTGCAACGCTCACTGCGCCGTGAACCGGCAGTTATCGTCGGCAACACCATTACTGGTGACATCGGCACCAACATTTTCTACGGCAAGATTCACGAATACGGGTGGAGCGGGATGGTCGTGCGCGGTGGTGGTCAGCCCTATCGAATGACGATTCCAGAGCGCGCCGTGGTTCGCACTGGCGTGTCCGAGAATGCTGATTACATCGCCACCGAGATTGCTAACGAAATTGACAAATCCCTAGAAGCTATTGACAAAGGATGAGCAAACTCGTCAACCTGCAAAATTCGATCATCGGCCGTTTGACTGCGGTTGATGCGACGGTGCCATTATTGGTCCCAGCCAATGGTCAGGTGTCATGGATCACTGAAAACATTGGTGATCTTGGCAGCAACATTCAGAAAGCAATCGGCAAACTTGGCATCATCGGCATTGTCATGACACCGGGTGGCGGCAGGCTTTACAAGCCGGGCGCATTCTGGCCGATCTCATTTCGTTGCAAAGTAGAGATTCAAATTCAAGAAAATGTGACAATCAACCGGGGCGCAAGCGGGACACAAATTGCATCCTTGGACTTAGTGGAATTCGTGATGCAACGGTTGCACCTTTTCTCGCCACAGGCGCATCGCGCTGACCGATTGGAACTGAATGAGGTGCCTTACCGATTGGTCGCGGAAACTCCGTGGCTGGTTTACAATGTTGAATTTAATGGTCCCATGACGATAGGAAAATAACTTATGAATGAAACACCATCTCAGTTTCTAGCCGTTGGCACTGATGTGCTCGTTGTTGGTCAGGATGAGAAAGAGCATCGCGCCAAGATCACTGAAGTGCTGAGCGACCGCGCAGCGCGGCTTGCATCACTTGACGGGAATGCGACCTCCGTCAGCAATTATTCGGAGACCGGCGAGGTGAACACCTTTCACTTTCCGACTTCTGCCAAAGCCTCAGCGGAAGCGGAAACAGATCAAGAGGCATAAAGCAAAGGATTAGAAAATGGACTACGGAGTAACCTACTCAAAAGAACGCCTCACCGGACGAGGCTATTTCACAGCGAGCGGTTCAACCAATGTGACCGACCTCGGCAACATTCTGATGTTCGAAAGTGATTTCGGCATCAAGCGCAAAGAACACTTCTCGGCCCGGCGCGGAGTGCTCTCATTGGACCGCTACGACGCCTTTAGCAGCATGGGCGTGTGGCACATCACCCTTGATGAATTCGTCACTGCTACCTTGCCACTCTTGTGGTCAGGCACTGCAAATGCAGCAGTCACGCAAGCAGCAGCCACGGCAGCGACATTCATGTTCACTGCAGCACTTGGCTCATCAGCAAACATTGGGCTTTATGGGCTGTTCAATGCGTCACTCACGACGCCAGTAAGCAAGGTTGAGCCGGGTGATTACATCATCGACCGTGGAGGCGGCAAGATTTACATTCCACTTACCTCAACCATTGCACCTGCGGCATCATGCACCGTGACCTACAGCGCACCTGCGCTCACCTATGATTCGGTGACCGCACTGAATACGCTCAACCGTCCCGGCACTTTGGAACTGCAAGGTGAGGACGATTCGCAGTCGGGGAAATCTTCTGTTGGAACTGATGCAGTTTCGCCAGTGCGCGGCATCTGGACATTTCCGTGTATTCTCTCAATTGACAAGTCAGGCCAATTCAAGCCGGATGGCTACCGGGAAGCGATTCTGTTTGCAACCCTGACGTCACCAATGACGGTGAAGCGTCTGCAGACATAAGCCTATGGATCAAGACAAAGTAACGGATGAACTGGTAACGGTGGCTGGTGGTGTAGAAATTGAAGTTTCATACCAGCAGAATGGCACCAAAGAAATGGTTAAGGTGCGCCAAATTCCCATTTCCCAACTGCAAAAGTTTCTGCTGGTGATGGGCGATGAGGCTCAGTCTATTGAACTCTATTGCGACAAGCCAAAAGGCTGGTCAGACACATTGACGATTGAAAGCGCGAATGCGATTGCCGACAAGGGACAGGAACTCAACACCCCTTTTTTGCGCGCTTGGTGGAGGCGACAAGCGCGATGGAGAAACATTCAAGCACCATGGACCGGCCAAGACGTCGTCAAAAAAGAACCGATCACATCACGCTCGGGCAACTCTGTGCCTCAGTCGCCTATCACTACCACCTGACGCCGCAGCAAGTTGCTGAGTTCAGCGGTCCGCAGCTGCTCTTGTGGCAGCAGCGACGGACTGTTGAAACTGGCTACGGCAAGCTGCTCGATCTGGAAGTATCACTGGTTCCGCACAGCGAGAACCCTGACCGCACCCTGCGCAATCTGCGCGACAATCTGCTCAAAATGACAGGAGAAAAAGATGGCAGCCGCTGACAGCAGTCTAAACATTGAAATCGTAACTGAGGCCGATCTTTCCGGACTCAATCAGTTCAAGGATGCGATCAATCAGATCAACAGCACTGCATCAAACACGGCCAGCATCTGGCAGACAAACGCGACTACGATTTCAAACAGCGCGGCAGCAGTGACCAACGTTGCCAATGCTACAAGCAATGCTCGCCAGCAAGCGACTCAGAATGCTAGTTCATGGGCTTCAGTCCTAGAAGTCTTGTCACACTTGGAGCGCGAAATGGTGACACATGCCACGCATGTTCGCGCCATCGGTGCAGGTGTCATGGAGATGGGTGGCGCATGGGCTTTGGTGATAGCTGCTGTCACGCTGCTGACCAAAGGTCTTTTTGATGCCTTTGAGCAGCAAAGGAAATTGCGCGAGGAAACACGGACCTTTGCTGAGGACTTGGCAAAATCAACTAAGTCAGCAATGGAGATGGCTGATGCTGTCAAAAAGCAAGCAGATTTCATTCCAATAGCGAGGGCGATGCAGAATGAACTGGATGCATTTGACAGAAAGATGAGGGATGCCATTGCACATGCTGCCGACCCAAGTTTGTGGACAAAATTCTACACTGCACTGATTGACGTCACCAATCAGATTGGCTCATTCGGGCTGGAAGTCGACACCGTTGCAAATATCCATGACCAAGAGACAAAGAAGATGCTGGAGAACCTTGCTCAGCAGCGAGAGGCAATCATCCAAACGCAGATGGCTGAGGCCAAGCGGGCCGATGATGCATTCCGAGCAGCAGAGGCATTGCAGCCTACAACAACAGAGATTGATAAGCAGCAGCATAAACTTTACGACCTTGAAGCTGCTGCTTCCGCTGCGCTTAAAGCCAACGATCCGAAGAGATGGGCTGAAATCAACATACAAATCCAGCAACAGGCTGCGATAGTGGCAATCCTTGTCGATGAGTTTAAGAAGCTCACTGAAGAGGCAAAGAAGTTCCGTGAGGAACAGGAGAAGATTGCAAAAGAGGCTGCGAAAAAGGCTCAGACTGATGAGCAAAAGGAACTCAATGCGCTCCTGCGCCAAGGCAATGAAGAACTGCAGCACATGCGTGCTGAGCAGGAACTGATTAAAACTGCGCCATTCATGGGCGCAGATGAAAAGTCAGTTGCACTGATCAAGTCCTACCGAGAAGAAATGGATCGGATCGCCAAGCTGATCGGTGACCTGCAAGATAAAAAGCCCGCCATCACTGATCCGGCTCAGCTGGAACGAGTCAATGCCGAGACAAGTAGGCTCGAGGATCAGTGGAAAAAGCTGAGCCAAGAACTGCAAGGCGCGACAAAGCCATTGCAAGCTGATCTGCAAGCATGGGTGAACAGTTTTGGCGACACGATGCATCAGCTGGCAAAAACCATCGAGGACACGGTTGGTGTTGCTCTGCAGGGACTCAACACTTGGATTACGACCGGAAAGTTCAACCTCCAATCCATGATGCAGCAGATTGAAATGATCGGTTTGAAACTGATTGAGCAGCTGATCATGCAGCGGGTGATGTCAGCAATCAACCGGAGCGCGGCAGTCACTGAGGCAGCGACAACTGGTCCTCTGATCGCAGCTGCTTATGCTCCTGCAGCAACCAATGTCATCATTGCGACCCAAGGTGCGGCAGCGGCTGCTGCACCCGAAGAATACCTGACGGCGCTCATAGGCGTTGAAGCATTTTCATCCGGTGCAACAGCACACACAGGTGGTGCAGTTGAGGAACTGCACCGGATGCACAATGGCGGTCTTGCAGCGAATGAGCGCGTGATCATAGCCGAGGCGGGTGAGATTGTGATGCAGCGCAGCATTGCCCAGCAATACAGAAATTTTCTGCTCGCGCTCAATGCTGGTCAGGTTGCAATATCACGCGGGTTTCGACGTTTTGCGCGTGGTGGTGATGTGGACGTTGAAATTGGTTCAACCGGACCGGGCGGCGTCCCCGGTCCAGCCACCGGCGGGTTGATTGATTTGGGCGGCGGCACGTTCTTCGACCCGGTCGGCGGCGGACAAACCGGCGGCGACATCGGAGCCGTAGGTGGCGGCGGCGGGGGCGACACTACCGCTACCGATACCGGAGGCAGCGATTTCGGAATTAGCGTTAGCGGCAGCGGCACAAGCGGCAATTTGCCTGCCGCCCAAGGCGGCTACGGCAGCGGCTTCGACCTTGGCGCACTCGGGATCGAGATGCTAGGGACCAGCGGCGGCGGCAGTCTCGGCAGCACGCAAGGAACACAAAAAGTGCAGCATGGTGGTGGCGAGATTGAGCGTTTCGCGACTGGTGGTGCAGTTGGATCAAGCAGCATTGGAAAACTGCTTTCTAACATTATCCACGTTTATGCTTTCACTGATATGAAGGCACTGATTCGACACATGGGTTCACGCGAAGGGCAGAAGATCATTTTCGACGCAGTCAAAGGCAATCAGATCGACCTCGGGATAGGTGGATGATCGCACGAATTATCACTTGGCAATCCACTCAGGTCGGTTTGCTCGTCGCACCGCCTGAGTGGAGCACAGGAGTGAAATTGTCGCTGCAACTGCCGACCGACGTTTCCAAGCAGCCAATCACATTTGCAGAATCACGGCGCAACTTCGCGCAGACTGCGCGTTACAAGCTCACTTGGAAAACCTACCTGAGCGATGCAGCAAGCGCGACTGAGTTGCGGCTGTTCCTCACCCGTGTGCGGAGTGAATCAATCTTGGTCCCGCTTTGGCCTGATGTGTGTGAGCTTGCCACCGCCACACTTGCAGGTGCAACTGCATTCACAACTTGGGACAATCCAATGCGCAGTGGAAGCAACTGGCTGATTGCTGCGCCAGATTTCTCAGCGTGGGAAATCGTGACTGTGACCGGGATCACTGCAGCTGGCAGTCAATGGACCATCACGCTTTCGCCGAGTGCAGTGAATGCATGGCCGGTCGGCACTTACCTTTTTCCGCTCATGCTTGGGCGGTTGGATAAACGACCTCAGCCAGAAGCAATCACTGATGAAACACTGGAAGTTGAAATGGTGCTGCGCGAGGATTCTGATTATCCATACCGGATCACGACCACAGCAGCCACCCTGACTACGGTTGGCGGCAACATTCCAGCATTCTCATCCCTGCCGTTGTGGGACATCGCACCAAACTTCTCGCGTCCACTTGATTGGACGCAAATGCCCGACGTCTTTTATCAGCAGGTAGGATTCCTGCGACAAGAGCAACTGCGCGATTATCAGCACAAAACAGCGCGTGGGCAGGAACTGGAGTTCTATCAGGCTGACCGGGCGTCGCTGTCCAAGATCGAAACATTCTGGCGCAACTCACTGGCGACAACATTGCGCTTCTGTATCCCAACTTATCGGGGCGATTTGCGGATGCTGGCTGACACGCCGGGTGGCGCAGCACTGATCAGGTGCGAGAAAAGTTTTTTTTCTGATCCCAGCCGGGAAGCGCAACCGGGTGATCCATTCATCGCGCTGATTGATGTCAACAATTTGGTGACTCCTTATCAGATCAGCGTGACTGATCTGCCGAGTGAAACTGACTTGACTGCAACTGTGAATGTCGGCGCATTCCCAGCTGCCACAACGATCGTGAGCCATCTGCTGCTGGCGCGCTTTGCCGATCCGACAATGGAGTGGACCTACACGACGCCCTATCTTGCCACGGCGCGAATCAAGTTCATTGACCTGCCACAGGAATACGCTGGTGATTACTTCAGCAACACATTCATCACTGAAGATGGGTTGAATACATTCATCACTGAAGATGGGCTTAATACATTCATCAGTGAGGCAACGAGCATGTTGCCTCCTGCTTTGCCGCAACCGGCTTACCTTTTCATCCTGACTGAGACCGGCATCCTGACGAGTCGCTACACTTCTTACGAGAATGCAATCACCATTGCCAGTGGCAACTATGCCGGGACCTACACTCCTGCACCGTTCGCCTTCGACAAGGTCAAGACCACGCTGAAACTCGATCAGGAGAAAATGGACATTCAAAGTTTCAAGTTCATCAACAACCCGCTCAACAAGATGTGGCCGTTTGCACTTGATGGAATCTTGACCATCGAAATTGTTGAGATTGATGCCATGAACCCGTCAAGCACGACTGCAGTCTCGCGCTTCTTTGGTGACGTATGGTCCATTGACAGTGCATACAAGGCAGTTGCAATTCCGTTTGGCAATTTGTTCGACCGCAAGTTCCCGCGCTTCCTGCTTTCAGTGTCGGACAACTACACGCAATTCAGTTCTCTCACGCAAATTTTAGCATCCTCATTCCTTTACACTGGCACACTGCCACCGGTCATTGACACGACTTCACAGATTGTGTTCGTGACAAGTGCCACAGGCTTTGCACAGGCGCAGTCATTCTTTGCAGGTGGTTGGCTGGAGACCGGAGCAAGCGCGACCTTTGAACGTCGTTCAATCTTGGAATCCACACCTTATGGGACCAACCAAGTTGAGCTATTCATTGACCGACCACTGCTCAAAGCTGTTGGCAGCGCATCAGTTAATTTCTATCCCGGTTACGATGGCTCAATTGACCAATGCGATTTGAAATTCAGTAACCGGATTAACTTTGGAGGACATGCCTACATTCCAAATGTCAATCCGGCAATGAAAGCCATCAAGCCCAAGAAAACTTCTGGAGGGAAAAAAGCCTGAGCATCCCATCCTACTTTGACGACCCGGTAAAGGCCGCTGCGCTTGAGAATGAGGCAAGGTCGTGGCTGGGCACACCGTTCCGTGAATACTACCAGCAGGACATCGGCAGCCATGACGTCAAGGGACTCGGCGGCGGCATAGATTGCATCGGGTTGGTGCAGGAAGTTCTTTCGCGGGTTGGCGCGACGGAAAAATTCCTTTTTGCCAGAGAATCTGCTGACTACCAATCGCACCGGCTCGGCGACAAAGTGTTGAACTGGATGCGGGGGAAGGTTGACGATCCTCAGAGCAGACGGCTGGGTGAAATCTTTGTCGAACTGCCGATACCGGATCAGGTGACAGACCCTGATGCCGTGACGCCGCGCAATTTCTTTAAGCCCGGTGATGTCTGCGTGTTGCGGCATGGCTCGCTTTTCCATTTGCCAATCATCATCAACAATGACTTGCGTGTTGTAAATGCGCTCCCACGCCTTGGTGTGGTTGAGGGCACGATCCAAGACTCAACCTATAGCCGACACTTGGTGGCAGTGTTTAGGCTGAAAGGATAACAATGGGCTTTTGGGGAAATACAGCCAACCAGCCATCACAGAAAAAGAAATTCGCCAACATCACCGATGACCAGCTGAACTCAATTCAGCAAGCGGTGCCGGTGAAGTATCTGGCTGGGAGAATGTATGTGGCAGGTGACTACATCACGCCACTCTACAACCCGGTGGCTAAGCCAGTTAAAACACAGACCGGGAAAAGTGAAACCTCAACCACTGGCTATAAGTATTCGGGTGACTTCGCGCTGATGTTCTGCACTGGTGGTCGGCATCCTGTTGACGCGGTTTATACTGTGATCGTGGACAGCGACATTCGCTGGACCGGCAACATTGTGCGTGGCGCAAATGATTATGAGGTGATCACGGTTGACGGGCTAGGGACGATCAACCTTTACTGGGGTAGCGAGACTCAGGCGATTGACACAACGCTGCTGACACCACGCGCTGTTGCTGGTGGTAGCACTGATCCAGCTGACTCGACAACGTGGCCAGCGAATCCATCAACAGGAGGTGCGCCGGTCCATGGTGGGCTAGCAGCAGGAGACTCCAATCCTTACAGTGGTCACTATGATCAGCACCCAGCATATCGCGGTCAATGTTACGGCGTGTTCAAAAGCTGGAATCTTGGGCGCGACCGCACCAGCGTTCAGAACATACAGCTTGAACTCAAGCGCGGTTGTCCATTTTTCGGGACTGATGTTTTTGCAGACGACACCGGCATCAACCCGATTGCAGTGCTCTATGATTGGCTGACTGATCCACGCTTTGGCATGGGCTTAGCTGATGCACAACTCAACCAGCAGACTTTCCAAGCTGCCTTCAACACACTGGAAACATTCACCGGACTACCGGGCAGAATCTCGCCGCTGATTTCAACGCAGGATGATTTCCGCAGGGCTGTGGCAACACTCTTGGAATACTTCGATGGCTGGATCAGGCGTAATGGGACCATCATCGAGGCAGGTGTGTGGAAGCGCGGCACTGATGTGACATCGCAAGCAGTCCTGACTGACGATGATCTGTTGCACGACCCTGAGCTTGAACCACAAGGCTATGGTCCAACCGTCAATGAAGTCACTGTCGTCTACAAGGACCGCAATCACCATTACAACGATTACACGCAGATTTACCGCGATGCGACCAACTTCCGAGTGACTGGTGGTCCTCGCCCGATCACTTACTCGCGCCCATGGATCACGGATTTCTTTGTGGCAAAGACTTATGCGCGGTTGGTTGGTGCAATGCAAGCAATGCCTTTCACGCAAGGCACACTCACGATCAAGCGTGAATGGTTGACCAACAACGGAATCCTGCCCGGTGTGGTGTTCACTTACAATTCGACCTTCTACGGATTGTCTTTCTTCATGCGGCTCTATGAAATCGAGTATCCAGCTGACAAAGCAGCCGAAGCTGCCCTCACAGTCATTTGGGAAAGGAGCAAGTGGCCTGCAATGTATTTTGCTCCCGGTGTCCATGGACCGGGCGGCTTCGTCACTGGACCGCGAGCAATCTGGCAATCGCAGATGAGTGAGATTCCTTACCTGCTGGCCGACCATGCATTTCTCACCCAACTGGTGCCATTCGCGGTGCGTGGCAATGTAGAAGTCCAAGGTTATCGAATCTGGATCAGCTTTGATGGCGGCAGCACCTACCAGATTGTTCCAAGCTCAAGTTCAACCAGCCAGTTCGGTTCAATGGGATTGGTCCAAACAGCAGTGCTGGCAACTGACACAACGATTTCAATGAACCTTTACGGCGTCGATCTGGATGAAGTTGTCACGCAGACAACAGCGCAGCAAGCAAATGACACACTGCTTATTCTCATAGGCAATGAAATGCTTTCTGTAGGGCAGGTCAATGCACTCGGTGCTGGGCTTTACTCAATCTCAGTGCTGCGTGGACGTTACGGCACCACGGCAGCTGCATATCCAATCGGCCAGTTCATGGCATTCATCTATCGGGATCGTTTGCGCTTGCTGGACAATGTGAACTTTGTTCCCGGCACAACCATCAGTTACAAATATCAGCCATTTACAGCTGACACTGATTACGACCTCGCATCAGTCCCAGCCAACACCTACACGATCATCGGCTTTGCCAACATTCCGATGCCGGTGCTCACGCCTCCACCGGGTGGTTTCGTGACCACCATTTCAATCTACTGCAGTGCAGCACCTCCCGGTTTCACTACGCGCTACACATTGGATGGCAGCCCGGTGCTGCCGGTCTCACCTGCATGGCCGAGTGGTGGATTAGGCTCGATCACACTTGTCTCTTCAACAATGGTTCGCGTCAGGTTTATGGCTGCAACCGGGCAGCAATCAGGAGAATTGACAGCGCAATACACGCTGGCAACTGGCACACCTCCAGCAAGCCAGTGTGGTGCACCGACATGGTCCTTCAGTGGCACACTTGGGAACAGTGCTGGGAATCTGACGTTGACGGCGACGACTGCCGGATCAACCATTCTTTACTCAATGAATGGCGGAGCAACGCAGACCTACACTGCGCCAATTTATCTCGCGCTCAACAACAGTGTGGAATTTTGGGCGACCAGTGCAGGATTGCTCGACTCATCCCACACCACTGTGGA